TACACCATATACGAAATCCACGCAGACCTCCTTATCGAGGGAATAGACGACGAAGATGGTATTGCAAAGCCCTACATCGTAACCATCGAGCGCGGTAACCAGCAGATACTAGCTATACGCCGTAACTGGAATGAAACTGACCCTCTGACATTGAAGCGTCAGCACTTTGTACACTACGTATATGTGCCCGGATTCGGCTTCTACGGCCTTGGACTGATTCACATAATCGGTGGGTACGCTAGAGCCGGAACGTCGATCATACGGCAACTGGTGGACGCTGGCACCCTGTCTAACCTCCCCGGCGGATTAAAGTCCCGTGGCCTTCGTATTAAGGGCGATGATTCCCCCATCGAGCCGGGAGAATTTAAAGATGTGGACGTGCCTTCAGGTAGCATCCGCGACAACATTATGACGCTCCCTTATAAGGAGCCAAGCCAGACACTACTAGCGTTGCTTAATCAAATCACTACTGAAGGTCGTCGTCTAGGCGCTATTAGTGATATGAACATCTCTGACATGTCTGCAAATGCCCCCGTAGGTACCACACTAGCGCTGTTAGAGCGTACGTTGAAGCCTATGGCTGCGGTACAGGCACGCGTACATTACGCTATGAAGCTAGAGTTTAAGATGCTCAAGGCTATTATGGCCGAAGAAGCCACCGCTGAGTACGAGTATCAGCCTGCTAGAGGCGAAGTATCAGCCAGACAGTCTGACTATGCGATGGTTGATGTAATCCCTGTAAGTGACCCTAACAGCTCCACAATGGCCCAACGAGTAGTCCAGTACCAAGCCGTGTTGCAGATGGCGCAATCCGCCCCCCAAATATATAACTTACCTCAGTTACACCGCCAGATGATCGAAGTACTAGGCGTTAAAAACGCTGACAAGTTAGTCCCCACGGAAGACGATGTGAAACCTACCGATCCCGTAAGCGAGAACATGAACGCCTTAACAGGTACCCCCATAAAAGCCTTCCTGTCGCAAGACCACGAAGCTCACATTACGGCTCACCAGTCGTTTATAAAAGACCCCATGATCGGGCAGAGTATCGGTCAGAACCCACAGGCTAACGCTATTATGGCCGCGTTACAGGCGCACATCGCCGAACACCTTGGGTTTAGATACCGCGCTCAGATGGAAGAGAAGTTAGGTGCTACTCTTCCACCACCAAATCAAGAGCTAACGGTAGAGGATGAAGTCCAGTTGTCCCGACTTATATCCGAAGGTGGTAAGCAGCTTACCGCGCAACACGAGCAAGAAGCAGCGCAAAAACAGGCGCAGCAGAAGCAACAAGACCCTGTTGTACAGATGCAACAAGCGGAACTACAGATCAAGCAGCAAGAAGTACAGCGCAAGGCTCAGAAAGACCAAGCCGATGTACAGCTAAAACAAGCAGAACTACAGCGCAAGACGCAGAAAGACCAAGCGGATGTGGCTATAGATCAAGCGCAAATACAGTTAGAAGAGAAGGAACTACAGCTAGACACCGAAAAAACCGTCGCCAAGATGGCTGCGGATAGACGTAGGGATGCGGCTAGACTAGAGCTAGACGCTGTGAAAACAGCAGCAGATACCGCCAATAAACAAAGATAATAAGGAACAAACATGGCTACTACCGTCTTAGACGTGCTAAAGAAGAAAATCGAAGAGGACATCTCTTCTGCTCAAGAACATCTCAGTGGGGGCGCACCGAAAGACTACGCGTGCTACCGAGAAGTAGTTGGTTTGATTCGAGGTCTCGAAGCCAGCTTAGGATACATAAACGACCTCTCGCGTAACTATTTGGATGATGACAATGACTGATCTAAGTAATGAAGTAACGGAAGAAGAAGTAGAAGCCCAACTGCCGAAACCTGTGGGATATAGGGTTTTAGTGGCTATGCCTGAAGTAGATGATACTTATGGTAGTAGCGGCATCATTAAGTCGAGTAAGGAAATGCACAACGAGCACATCATGTCGATCATGGGGCTTGTGTTGGATATGGGCGATGGTGCCTATTCTGATAAAGAGCGCTTCCCTACAGGGCCGTGGTGTAAACAAGGTGACTACGTAATGTTCCGCATGAACACTGGAACGCGTTTTAAAGTAGAAGGTGTTGAGTATCGTCTGATGAACGACGATTCAATTGAAGCTGTAGTAAGTGACCCCCGTGGCATAACACGAGCGTAAGGAGAGATAGTATGGGATTTCAACCGGTAGAGTACAAACTTCCGCATGAGCAGGAAGAAACCAAGCTAGAGATAGAGTCTAACGGGTCAGTAGAAATAGATATAACTGGCAAGAAAGAAGCTAAAGAGTACGAAAACGAGACAAAATCAGAGGAAAAAGAAATAGAAGTTGAGGTTGTTGATGATACGCCAAAAGCTGATAGGGGCCGCAAAGCTTCCGCACCCCCTGAAGAAGTTACCGACGAAGAACTTGAGGACTACTCTGAGAAGGTACGTAAACGCATCCAACACTTCAGTAAAGGCTACCACGACGAGCGCCGAGCGAAAGAGCAGGCTAACCGTGAACGTGAAGAGCTAGAAAACTTTGCCAAGACCCTTGTTGACGAGAACAGCAAACTAAAAGGCACGGTAGATAAGAATCAAGCTGCTTTGCTAGAGCAAGCCAAGAAAACCGCCAACGGTGAGATGCTACTAGCCAAACGGCAATATAAACGTGCGTATGAAGATGGTAACGCAGATAAACTACTAGAAGCCCAAGAAAAACTAACTACCGCTAGAATAAAGACAGATAAGTTAGATAATTTCGTACAGGAACCTTTACAACAGGAAGAAGTTCCTGTACAAATGCCTAAAGAGACACGTCAAAAGCCAGATGCCAAAGCGTCCGATTGGGCAAGTGAAAATTCTTGGTTTGGTTCTGATGACGAGATGACAGCTTATGCTATGGGTGTCCATAGTAAACTTGTTAAACAAGGAATGGACACCACAAGTGACGATTACTACGAGACTATTAATTCTCGTATGCGAAACACCTTCCCCGAGGAATTTGAAGGGGAAACTGAAGAGCCAGAGGCCAAAACAACTAAGCGACAGTCAAATGTGGTTGCCCCCGCTACGCGGAGCACAGCACCCAAAAAGGTGCGATTAACGCAGACACAGGTAGCTATCGCTAAGAAACTTGGAGTACCGCTTGAACTATACGCCCAAAAGGTTGCTGAAGAGATGAGGAAAATATAATGGCTAATAACAGACTTGATCGTGAACTAGAAACCCGTGCAAAAACGGTTCGTAAAGCAGCTTGGACTAGGCCAGAGGTTCTACCTTCGCCCCACCCCGAGCAAGGATACGCGTTTCGCTGGATTCGTGTGAGCACCCAAGGAAATATTGATGCTACTAATGTTTCTTCTAAAATACGTGAAGGTTGGGAACCTGTTAAAGCAACAGATCACCCAGAAATTACGCTTGTCGCTATTGAAAACGAAAGATTCAAAGACAACGTAGTTATTGGTGGCCTACTGCTTTGTAAAGCACCTACTGAGATGGTTGAACAACGTACTGACTACTACAACCAACAAAGTAAGGCACAGCTTAATTCTGTGGATAACAACCTTATGCGAGAGAACGATCCTCGCATGCCGCTATTTAGCGAGCGGAAATCTAAAGTTACCTTTGGTAAAGGTACCTAAACTAAAATTTATTTGGAGTAATTCAAAATGGCTCTTACTGCCGCACCATACGGGCTACGCCCCGTAAAACGTGCTGACGGCCTGCCTTACGCAGGTGCTACTACTCAGTACTTGATTGACCCTGCCGGAGAAGCTACTAACATCTTCCACGGCTCTGTTGTATTTATTGGCACCGACGGCTACATTGCTATCGCTACTGGTACTGGCGCTAACGCTGGCGCACAGGCATTCCCAGTTGCAAACAGCTTTACTGGCGCTCTAGGCGTGTTTATGGGTTGTGAGTACGTTAACGCGCAAGGTCAAGTGATCTTTAGCCAATACTACCCTTCTGGCACTACTGGTGTTGTTAAGGCTTACGTTGTTGACGATCCAAACGTATTGTTTCAAGTTCAGTTTGATGGCGTTGTTGACCAATCTGACATCGGAGCTAACACGTTCTTCGCTGCTGCTCAAAGTACTACTACTGGCGATACTGCTACTGGTAACTCTACAAGTGCAGTTGAATCAACTACTGTAACAACCACTGCGGCGTTCAGAATTGTTTCTGCCGTTTCCCCTCTGACTGATGCCTTCCCTGACGTACTTGTTAAGTTCAACGTCGGATACAACAGTTCAACTAACGCCGTAGGTCTATAAGGAGCTAACTAATGGCTATTTCAAGAGCGCAGTTATTAAAAGAGTTACTCCCCGGCCTGAACGCACTGTTCGGTTTAGAGTACGCAAAGTATGGTGAAGAGCACAAAGAGATTTTCGAGACTGAAACCTCTGACCGTTCTTTTGAAGAAGAAACTAA